CATTGCGTCGGTATTATCGTGTGCCGGAGGGCGAACCTGACGCGATTTGGGCGGTCTGTGACCCGGCTCAAGGCGGCGGGGATGATACGTTCCTTCCTATATTTTATCAGTACGGCGATGACCATTATTTGGTGGATTGCGTCTGCACGGATGCGTTGCCGAATGTCGCTGACGCCCTCTGCGCCGAAAAACTGGTGCAATGGAAGGTCCAGCAATGCCAATATGAGATCAACGCTGCCGGGGGTCGTACTGCGGATGCCGTGGCTGATAAGGTGCGGGAGATGGGCGGCGGCTGTTCGATCACGAAACGGCACACCCAGGCGAATAAGGAAACGAAGATTCTTGCAAATTCCACTTGGGTGAAGGACCATATCCTGTTTTTAGACGCGAAGATGATCCCGAAAGGTTCTATGTATGAGAAAATGGTGCGGCTTCTGACGCTTTACACGCTTACGGGGAAGAATCAGCACGATGATGTGCCGGATGGACTCGCGCAATATGCGCTGTTTATCGGGAACCGGGCGTCGAATATCGTCACTCTGACGAAACGGTTTTTCTAAAAGTCTGATTTTCAAAAAATTTCCAAAATAAAAAGGGCGGTTTAGGCCGCCCTTTTCTCTTACTGTCCATATCTATCCAGTTACCGGCTTTTCAGTTGACTTTCTGCGAACATTCGTTCTACTTTTTACTCCAAAGAGTTACAACAAAACATTGTAAATAAAAAATTGTAAGAGGTGGTCTGCGCCAATGCCTAATACATCCGTCGAAACAACCGATGCCGGAGCCGTTATCGCGCCCGAAATGCTGTGCGGTCGGCGCAAGATTTTCTCTTCCGTCGATTATTTGGACGAAAATAACATCTTTGAGGTGGTAAATGACGCCATCGCCTGGCACGGCGTCAATATGAACGAGGAAGAGTATCTTTTTTGGTATCGTCGCGGGCTTCAGCCCATCCTGATGCGTGAAAAAGAGGTCCGCCCGGAGATCAACCACAAAGTTGTCAACAATACCTACAATCAGGTGGTCGTTTTCAAGAACGGCTATTTCCTCACCAAACCCGCCTATTATATTTCCCGCAAAACGGACGATCAGACCGTCGAAAAGGTCAATCGTCTGAACGAATTTCTGTATGTCGGCGGCAAAAACCGTGCCGACAATCAGGTAGTCAACTGGTTCCATACCGTTGGCCTTGGCGTGATGTATGTGGAGCCGGACCGTGCGGGCAGCACGGATGTACCGTTCCACGTTTACGCTTTAGATCCGCGTCAGGCGTTCGTCGTTTATTCCACACAGCCCGGTAATCGCCCCATTTTCGGCGTCAATATGGTCGAAGTGAACGGGAAATACCGAATTGATGTGTTTACTGACGATGTTGTTTGGCGTCTTGCCGGTGGTTCTACGGCGCGGACCGTGAGCGCGTACCGTGTGACGGGGCTTCCGACCGCCTTTGAGATCCTTTCTGTCGAGCCGAATGTCATTGGGAAGATTCCGATGGTGGAATACGCCTACAACGAAAACCGTATGGCTGCGCCGGAAGCGGCTGTTCCGCTTATGGACGCATACAACGATGTCGAGTCCAACCGTCTTGATTCCATCTCACAGTTCGTGCAGAGCCTTATCGTCACCTATAACTGCGAATTTGAACAGGGAACTACTGCGAACACCATCCGGCAGTACGGGATGGTCAATCTGAAGTCGAACGGCGAAAACAAAGCGGACATCAAGATTATGTCCGAGGTCTTGAACCAGGATCAGACGCAAACCACCCTGGACAACCTTTACGAACAGATAATGGACAAATGCGGTGTTCCGTATTCCGACCGTACCGGCGGCGGCACATCGGACAATGGTTCTGCCGTCTATCTTCGGAACGGTTGGGCTTCTGCCGATACGGATGCCCGAAACACCGAGGACCTGTTCTATGAGTCTAACCGCTACTTTGACGAGATCGTGCTTGAGATTTTGCGCCGGAGGGTCGGTATGGACCTGTCTATCGACGATTTTGAGTTGAAGATCGACCGCAACAGCACATCGAACCTCCTGACCAAGACCCAGGCCGCTTTGAATATGAAACAGCTTGGTCTTGCGCCGCAGATCGCTTTGGAGCGTTCCGGCCTGTCGAACGATCCGCTTAAAGACATTGATATGTCGAAAGACTACATCTTCAAGATTTGGGAAGCGGAACAGGGCGGCGGCTTGAACTATGCAGAGCAGACGACGGAAGAAACCATCGACGATACGGTGAACGACCGTTCTGCCGATGAAGCCGTTGAGGAAGGGGTCGAGATATGACGCCGGTCTACACACAGCCGTTTGACGAGCTGAACAATCTTCGGACGGAACTTGTGCGTTTAAAGCCGCTTTTAGAAGCCGAGGAAACGCGCAAGGACGCCACAGAAGAACTTTACGAACTGCTGTGGGTACTTTATGGCACGGCCTATTTAAACGGCGTAAATGAAGCAAATACGCAGCTTGGCGGGGTCGCTGAAGCATCGCCGCAGCGGTTTGTGGAACAGGCTTTAAAGCCTATCGCGGGGAAAACCTTTGCTGACCGGATCGACGAATACTCGCAGACGGCAGACATCGAAGCCATCTACCGCGTAGCGGATACGGATTCCCACCGGCTTTATGTCGAAGGTGAACTGGATACCGCGATCGCGGACGGCGCAAGGGTGAAAACCTGGCACACGATGGAGGATTGGCGCGTTCGTGACACCCACGATCCTTTAGAGGGCGTGACGGTCGGCATAGACGACTACTTTGTCACCTATGACGGCGACGAAGCCCTTGCACCGGGCGACTTTACGCTTGCGGAAAATAATGTTTCGTGCCGATGTTGGTTGACCTTTGATTATTGAACAACTGCCGAGGATAGGGTCGCTCCCGAAAAGCGTATGCCTTAACGCCTTCCCCGGCATAAACACAAGGCGAAACCTAAAAGGCGAGGTTAAAAAATGGAGATTTGGAAAGACATTGATGGGTTCAATGGCGTTTACCGGGTGAGCAATGAGGGGCGCGTGTACAGCAACTTATCGGGCAAGATTTTGAAGCAACTGCCGCGCAGACACGGATATTTATCCGTTTGGCTTTATGGGAACGGCGGGATTTGCGGAAGGAACGGAAAAGCATATAGCGTACACCGGCTTGTAGCGGATGCGTTCTGTGAGAAAAGCGAAGGCGCAAATGAAGTAAACCACATCAATGAAAACAAGATGGACAATCGCGCAGAAAACCTTGAGTGGTGTACTCACAGAGAAAACTCAAGGCACGGAACGCGCGGAAAGCGAATAAGCGAAGGAAACACGAATGGTAAAAGGGCAAAGCCAGTATATGCGTATGACAAAGTGACCGGCGAGTGCGTGAAATCATACCCAAGTATGGGAGAGATTAAAAGGACAACAAGTTACAGCGTTGGGAACATTTCAAGCGTAATAGCGGGGAAAAAGAAAACGGCATACGGATATGTTTGGACGCACTAATTACTAAAGGCTCATACGCCTTTCTAATAACGGACAGGGAAGTCCTTAAAACGCAAACGGACAGGGAAGTCCAACCAAAAAACGCAGAAAGGGGGCCATAAAAATGGCAAAGATTGACACCACGAAGATTGAGGGCTTCGACAAGATGAATGACGCGGATAAGTTAAACGCGCTCCTTGGCTATGAGATGCCCGACCCTGTGCAGACAGATGAGAGTACGAAACTGAAAGCCCTGTTATCCAAAGCGAACACGGAAGCCGCGAACTATAAGCGGCAGATGCTTGAGAAGGACGAAGCCTTAAAAGCGAAGATGACGGAAGCTGAAAAGGCTGAAGCGGAAAGGGCTGAACGCGACAAGCAGATGATGGAAAAGCTGTCCGCGTATGAAACGAAAGAACGCCTTGCGTCCTATACCGCAAAGCTGATGGCGAACGGCTATAGCGCAGATGCGGCGGCGCAGATGGCGGCTGGTCTGCCGGAAGGTGTGGCAGACGAGTTTTTCACCGCACAGGGGGCCTATATGGCGTCGATGAAGCAGACGATGGCTTCCGAAGCACTAAACAAACAGCCGGGGCTTTCCACAGGAACGCCCCCGAAACCGGCGATGGACGCCGACCTTGCCAAAGCGAGGAAAGCCGCCGGATTGCCGGTGTAAAACACAAACATAAGGAGAAGAAACACAAATGCCTAACAGTATTGCTCTTGCAACCAAGTATGAGCCGATTCTTGACGAA